CTTGGTCTATTGTCATTCTGTAGTATGTTTAATAATCTATTTTGCGGTGCTTGCTCTTGTTCTTGTGAGACTTGTAATGCTTGAAACTTTTTTAAATCTTCAGGACTTGCATCTGGATTTTGATACTCAAACCACTGCTCTTTTGATGCTAAACCATTTTTAAAGCGCCAATCCCAAAGCATGATCTCAGATTCTGGTGTTAATGCATAATTAGGCTCTAAGAAATCAATACTATAATCATCGCCTACATTAATATTGGCTTCAGTTTGTATAATCGCTTTATCTACCTCGTATCTGCGATGTTCCCACGGTCTCCAGGTATCTTCAGTCATAGCAGAACGCTCATCCATATTCTCCATCTCAATAATACTCAGTGATGCGGCACTTGGAGCGTTTCCAGAATCATCTCTAGCGTACTTAGCGCGTATATGGTTGTTATTTAATGTGGTTTCCACTAAGAATCTTGTGGCATCTATAATCTCTGTTAGTGAGCCACCAGCGTTGGTTACGCCAAAGTTTGCACCTTCAGGTAAGTATAATATTTTATCTGTACCAATAGAAATACGTGATGCATCATCAACTCCGCTAACAAATTTGATTCCCATTGCACCGTAACGTATTGCAATTTCGAGTTCCAAAAGTGCGACGTTTACCGCTAAATCTGTTTGTGCGACATCAATTGCGTTTCCAACCTCATAATCTCTTATAGGTGGATAACGATGTGAGAAGGTTACTGGCAATATGCCGTATGGATTAATGTCTCCATCGTTTACTGAAATTTTTTCACCATGACCATCTAATAAATAGTGTGATTCTTTTGTCCACACTGCGTGAAGTGGTGTGTCCATTCTTGAGTTACCCTGGTACTCAATTGGATAGCATACACCAACTGGTTTATCTCTAGAGTTACCAGCTAAAAACAATGGCTCAAAGTGAGAAAGTATTTCATACTCTATTTTCTGAGTCTCTTCGTTCCAGATACTACGAAATGCCATATTACCTAATAAGAATGTTAAACGCTCTAGCATTCTGCGTTGTGCGTTAAGACTGTACTTATCAATGTACTTCATATATGTCTCATTTACACGCATACGCGGTGGACGTTTATATGTCATGGAGCGAATACTACACACACGCCTAGTAAGGTTGTTTTGCGGCGTTACAGTCTGACGAAGTGTTTCTGCACCAAAGTATTGCGAGACATATTGATGGATATTGACACCTTCGTACCAATCCATTAAATAATCTCGTTCTTTAACACGCTCATCCTCAATGTAACGCAATTGATTCTTTAAGGCTTCGTGAATTGCGCCCTGACTTAAATCTGGAATAGTAAGCATACTATAATTACAAGTAATCGATGACACCAGCCGTTCTACTGCGCATCGGAAATAGGTTGGTTAATAAAAATCTTAGACTGTCGCAGTGGTGGTCAAACTTGCCATCTTTTAATGGCTCGTGACGCAGTGCGCTGTTTTCCTTGTGTTCTGGATAGTGATAATTCTCATACGCTTGGATACTATCTTTGCACTTTGGATTTATAAATATGTGTGGATCTCCATTCGCATCTTCAAACCAGCGTCTCACGTGTGAAACACCAGATACTACGTTTCGTGTGATGGCATCGCGTCTTATATTAACGCGTAGACCGTGTTTTTTAAATACAGCTATATCACTAATTCCTGACTGTAAATTTGTACCACTTCCAGCTGGATCTCCCCATATACCAGTGTACTCGTATGGTAGTTTCTTGAGCGCTTTTGCAAAATCGTCTGTCTTAATGTTCTTTAGTGAGATTTCATCGATTTGATGTACGTCTGCGAAGTTGTTTGTTCGGTTGTGTAATTGAACTATGACTGCTGCGCTGTGTCGATAACCAAAATCTAAGCCAACATATACTGGTAGCTTTGGATTGTATTGTACAGTGTCACTTACGTGAATGTTTCTGTCCATAGGAAACACCTTTCCTGAGTAGCTTTGAAAACTGCACATGATTTCCTGGAGAAAAGTTTCTTTAGTAAGTGTGCGTTTTAATTCTTCTATGTCATCTTTAAAATATGGACTTAGTGTTGATGGAAACGTCCAGGATTCCCAGTCTGGGTGTTCATCACTTTGACCGTATTCGTAGAGCTTGTGTAAATAATTAAAACCTCTAGGTGTACTTGTAAATAAGCACCAACCTTGCCGATCTGCAAGTGTAGGTCTTAAATACATTTCAAATGTACTACGTGGGATAAGTGCTGCTTCATCAATGCAAAGGTAATCTACGCCATCTCCTATGAGTGAATCTGCGTTCTCCGCTGATTTCACACTCAGTTCACTATTGAGTCCAGCGAGTTTCATGTAATAGAGATCTCCAGAGATTTCTTTCTTAGATAGAATCGGTAACTTGAGTTGAGTCATCACTACGCGTTTGACTTCGCGTGCAATCTTATTGGCTAAACTGTAGTTAGGTCCGACAATCCAACCGCGTGTGTTTGGTGTCAATAACCACGGTAATATCTCATGCGCTGCGCTCCAGGACTTACCTGAGCGTCTGCCCATTAATACTACTCTAAATCTTGCTTTACTGTTATGATATGCCAGTTGCTGTGGTGTCGGCTGGTATCCCAAAGCCTTCCAAAGCTTCTGCTTGTTCAGAATTTGTTTGATCAACTGGGTTTTCCTCAAATCCACATTCTTTTAACACCGTCTCTAAGTTGCCAGTCATGTCTACACTAGTCTTATCACTCATATTTAAATAGTTCTTAGCCATAAATATTTGCATTGCGATAGAATTGTTTTCCATAGCACTAGTCCACATTGCACGTCTGAGTCCGAACTTCATCTCTTCCTTCCCAGCTTCTACCTTTGCTTTAAAGCGTCTGCGTATGGTGGATTCGTCTACCTCGAAATACTTGCCGATCTCAACGTAGCTACAGCCAAAAGATGCAAGCATCTTTACTTGTTCAGGATCTATCTTTTTTGGTGGTCTACCCATCATTACTAGGTGGATCGATGACAGCGTTGATTTTTTTTATAGTTCTGCGCCAATATTCTTTGCAACTTGATTCGGTTACGCCTACGACTGCGGCTATCTCTGGAAACGTGTGACTGCGTACACGTAGTTTGAACACTTGTAACTCACGTTTGCTTAGTAAATCGTAAAACTGATGCGCCTTGAGTTGTAACCAGCGTAAATCCTTTGGTATTAGTCCAGATCGAAACACTAAGAGTTTTTGTAAGACTTTATCCTGGTGTTCAATCGCACTTAACAACCTATCAGTATCACTATCAGTTATGTTATGCCAGTGCGTTTCTTCCATTTAAGCTACATTAATATACACTTTAAAAGTGTTGACAAAAGATGAGAAAAAAAATCTAAGTGGCGGTAAGTGGCACAAAAGATTGTTGGCCTTGGTGTACCCAAAAAAAAACATTAAAAAAAGCATAATATTTTAAGCAATGGATTATATATCCATTGTCTCACGAGGAGACACTGTTGTTTATACCAAAATATACCAAAAAATAATACTTTTTTGATCAATGGAGCTTTAGCCGTTCAACTTCTTTTTAGATTGATTTAGACTGAATTTTGATATTAAAAGAAGTGTTGACAGATTGTTATTCAAAGGCTACATTTAAGCAACATATAAAACAAGTGAGGTATTACAAATGACAAACAACACCATAGAAAACTGTTACAAAGTGAAAGAGATAAAGAAATATATCTTGGATCATTTAAAAGAACACTTAAATAATGGATATGATATATATAATGATATTTCTGATCTGCATCATACATTATTTAATACTGACTATTATATAATCGGAATATATCAGTGCGAACAATGGTTAGGTAACAAAGCGATCCATTGTATCCAAATTATCCAAGATTATGAAACAGAAATGTTAGGCAATGTGTCAACCGATTTAGGCAATGCAGAACAGGTAGTAAATATGTATACATATATTATTGGTGAGGAAATATTATACGAAATGAGTAAACAACTAATTAAAGAAGGATATATCAAATCATGAAAAACAACACCACAAAAAATATGCTTACTAATTCAAATAGTAAGATTAAAAAAACATCTAAAATAAATAATGTTAGATTATTTGAATTCAATTTACCTGCAATTAAAACGTGTCCATTTGCTAAGGATTGCGTGTCTTATTGCTATGCAGATAAGGGAACATATTTATATAAAAATGTTCAAAATAAATATAGATATAATTTAGAACAAACTAAAAACGCTATACAATTTCAGATAGATATTCAAACTGAATTATATATTAAAAAAGTTGAGTATGTACGCATTCATTCAAGTGGCGATTTTTATTCATTAAAATATTTAAAACAATGGATTGCAATTGCTCAAAATAATAAAAACATTGTTTTTTATGGATATACTAAAAGCGTTCCACTTTTTAAAAAAATAGACTTACCTAGTAATTTTATTTTTTGTTTTTCATATGGTGGCAAATTTGATCATTTAATTACTAAAAAAGATAGACACGCTAAAATATTTAATAATATAAATGAATTAAAAAACGCTAGGTATATAGATTGTAGTGTCAATGATATGAAAATGATTAGTACTAATAAAATAGGTTTAATTAGTCATTAATATGATAATTGAAATAATCATATACATAATAGTTGGATATATAGTCGTTCAAATAATAACAGATTAACTGATGACGCTTAAAGCAGAAACGCACTATATTTTATTAGTGCGTCTTAATCTAAAATAAAAAAGTGAGGTTTTAAGATGAGTAAAAAAGAATCTAAAATAACAACTATATTAAGATATATAGATAAA